CAGCAGCTATTAACTGATGGAGGAAGGGAAAAGATGATGTTAGTAGGTTTGATCATATTATCTCCAAGCCCAAGCTGGTGCAGAAATCTTAGGGATAATTCCATAATACGCTGGAACAAATTTGTTTTCTTTGTGTGCAGCTAGGAATGCCCTGATGTTTTCAAACACCTGATTTTCGGCACGATCAATGTCTGCGGAATCAAACTGTGCAACCATGCAAGATGGGTACACACCTTTGTCTACTACGATGTGGTAGCATTCACGAATGGCAACACCCATAGATCGTAGACAAAAGCGGTAGAGTGCAAGTTGACGCATATAGCCGTTATACGCACACTCTTTACCCCAATCCAGCGGATCATATGAAGACACGGTCTTAAGGTCGGCAAGGAATAACTTTTCCGTGCAATATAAATCTGGGATAAACTTTATCTTTAAAGGTTCACCATCAACAACCGTGTCGATTAGTATTTCCTTTTCTTTGACAACTTCTTTCCCAAGAAGATATCCGGTTGCACTGTTATCATGAATTGCAGCAATCATCCTGTTAGCTTGGTCTACATCGTCATGGGTTATAACCTCCATGCCTTCAGCTAAAGAGTTCTTGAATGCATCCCAGTTAGCTTTCCCTTCCTTAGTTCGCTTATCACAAACCGGGGCAACAGCAAAATCCTTGTCCACATTTTCGGGTTCAAGAACCATACTGTGAACTAATGAACCAAGAATCATTGCAGCAGATGGGTCGAATTTCTCGACCTTATCAATGTATGTCTTTTTGTAAAGAACTGGGTTCTTTTTAAATAGCTCTAGTCTCGAATGCGACACATATTCAAACGGTATCATGTTGATCCCTTTCCTTAAAAAAACCTTCTAGAATAGACAACACTTGTCCATTCATCGTTCTATTGTGAACCATTGCATAAGTATGCAATTTCTGTTTTAAATCTGAGTTTGGCCGAAAAACAATCGTGAGGTTGTCACGCTTCTTCGCACTACCGTGTCGTTTGGGCATCCAGTTTCTCCTTTGCTAATGATGCTTGATAAGCGTTCCATTCATTGGAGTACTTCCAAGGCTTCTCGAAATAATATAGAAGATTCCCAACACCGCCAACACCATCCCATTCGCCTTCGCCTTTTAACCATCGAGCCAAAGCTAATAGGTTGTCGTGAACTTCGAACCACATAAAAAACCCCTTTCTATAGAGTTACAAACCAGCGGATATTATACATATATTTTAAATAAATCCTAGATAATAATGTTTTTTTATTTTTTTTTAGGATTGGGGTTGCTATTAAAATTTTTAGTCTGTAGTATAGCCTCTCACCAATCAAGGAGTGACAGTGAAATTTAATCAAAATGAATTGAAGGAGGCAAAGGAAGCAACAGAACACCCACCGGGGTCGGAAGAAAAAATCAGGATTCTTTCTTTGCGGGTTAAATATGATCTGCCATTGAAAGTAAAAGGGGATGCGAGCATACCTGTGCATCCACATAACAAACGGTTCAACCCAAGATACGAAGAACCGATAGACGAACTAGATACAGATGATATTTAAGGACATTCCTGATGCGGAGATACATCAGGAACTATGGGGGTGGTCATATGGGTTAACTCGTTGTTGACCCTAAAAAGACATTGGTTTCATGCCGAGGCCATTTAGTAACACACACCCCCATATTATTTATTAAAGAAAGGAATATTTTCATGTTTAAAGGTTTGATTTTAAAAGCAAGGCCACCAGTGTATATTATTAACGAAAGTTATTCAGTTTACAAAGGGGTTTTAGTGGTTTGGGATTCTGATTATGACAGCAGAGTTCTTGATTTTATAGATGACCTTGATTCTGAAACTAGAGAAAAACTAATTTCTGTAGGAGAGCGAAAAGGTAGCATTCATTTTTTATGGGCAGAAACAATTCCTGATCAATTTTTGGACGGTTGTCGTGTTGATGTTGGTGGAGACTCTTGGTCTATTGTCAGTTCTGAATGTGTAAAATCAAAGTAAAAAGAAAGGAAGCATCATGGACGATGAAATCGTTATGATTGAAAAAGATTTGGCTAGGATTTTTGTACCGGGGTTTATGCCACCAATAAGCCTTATGTCTTCTGGTGACTTTGACATCAAGCCTGTTGAACCCTTAATGATTACAGGACTTGTCAACGCTGACGAGGAGTTGATGAAGTGGCTTTTGTTTAATGGTATTAGCAGTCATGCTATTGGCCAAAACAAAATGATGACCATTATCTCGATTGATGACATTACATCAGGAAGAGGGTCATATTCTGACACTATTCTAAAGGTGAAAATGCAAATGGGCGATCTAAAAACAGTAGTTTCTATCGAGCTATCTAACGAGCAGCTTGAAGAAATAATCAAGATTGGGCTTCGCACTCATTTTGGTGCAAATGTAGAAGCGGTCAAAGTGATATCGTTGTATCACGGATTAAAGAAGTACGAGTTGGAAGTAACTTTTAAAGGAAGGGTTTAACATGAAGATTGAGAAGCCTAGTTCGTTTGGCCCAAACAATATGCCCAAGGCGGTCATATTCGGGCCTGAAGGTGCAGGGAAGTCCACTCTTACATCCAAGCTGGCAAAGCCATTGTTCTTGGATGTTGAAGGTGGCATTTCTGGTATCGATGTAGACAGTGTTAAAATTAGCAATTGGACTGAGTTTGTCTTAACGATCAAAGAGATCATTAAGTCCGAAAACTTTGAGTATTCAAACATTATTATTGATTCTTTGACTGCTTTGGAGCGTCTTCTTCACCAGCACATCTGCCAGACATCGAATTCGTCTTCGATTGTTTTAGCTTGTGGTGGTTACGGAAAAGGGCTTGTTGAAGCGGTCACGCAAATGTCAATGTTGGTCAATGGACTTTTATCTAAGAAGTCGGTTGGGGTTTGGTTTCTATGTCACAGCACGGTAAAGAATGTGAACGATCCTACTAGGGGGGAATACGCATCGTTTCAAGTTCGTGCAGATAAGGCAATGGCTGAATGGATTACTTCATGGGCAGACCTCGTTGGTTTTGTCGAAGTAGATCTGATGGTAGACAATGACGGTAAACCGATCATTAAGAAGGATGGCAACGATATCAGGAGAACCATTACGGTTACTCCTAGGAGCGGTCTGACCGCTAAAAGTCGAATTCCAAATGTGTCAGGTGTTCTGACCGTGGATAGTTTTGTTTCTAAGATGAATGAAATTTTTGCAAAGAAAGAGAAGGCTTAATATGAGTTATGAAGAAGAATTGTTTTCTAAGGATGAAGCCACTGAATTGGACATGGAAGATCGTCTTCCAGCGGGTGATTATTCTATGACCATCATTAAAGCGGAAGTCCGTACTAAAGATGACAAAAAATGGTTGTCGCTTGGGTTTCAAATTGATGATGGCGTTATGGCTGGAAGGACGAAGTACTATAGTTTCTTTCTTAAAAATGGTCATCCTAATCCTAATGTGTGCAGCATTCACGCAAGGATTAGAAGGTCATTGGACTCAGCACTGGGTCTTGACAAGATGACGATTGAAAACATCATCGGAAGGTCAGTGGTTGCGAAAATCAAGCACTCCGAGAAGAACGGAACTCATTACGAAAATGTAGAACAGTTCTTGCCAGCACGATAAACTTTTGCTCATGTTTGATCAGGAAGCACCCGATATACATATCAGGAGGTCAACATGAGCAAAGTTTTTTTTATACTTGTATGTTGTGTTTTGGTTGGATGCCAAAACACTAAAAATTCAATCGAGACTGGGGCATCGACTACTTTAATGGCTGATTCCCCAGTGATTGAAAAGATGGATTTAAACATAAAATTTAGAAAGGAATGGTAGACATGGAAGTCGCAATTGCAAACATCTTTGAGTTACGAAAAATTGCTGAAGAAGTATTTGGTGAACACGGATTTATCGAAAAACTTGAAAGGCGTGGATACTATAAAAGCCGAGTGGCATCTGTGGTTGACACAGAGTGGGAAGCTTCGTCAAACGAATTGATAGCATACCATTGGACTATTGACGCTGAACCTATTATCGAGAAATTTCACTTCCCGCCTACTTGGGCGAACAAAGAATCTTGGCGAAACATTTTTAATTCTGATTACCCTGAATGTGCAGAAGAGGCACTTGATGTGGCCCTCTGGACTCCGAGAACTCCATCTAAAATTGTTCTTGAAGATGACGCTGGCATTAGAACTGTCAGGGCTATTGACACTGATGAAATCATTGATGTAAGAAAAAAGATATCAATTAAGAAGGCAGAAGTTAAAATTAAAACTAGGAAAAAAGTAGACGATTCACCAACTCTATTCGGAGACATTAAATGAGCGAAGTCCTGTTTGACCCAGAAGAAATCAAGCTTATACCATCGGGGGAGTATTGTTGCAGAATAATGAACTCCGAGGTTAAGACGGCATCTTCTGGAAATACCTATATCAGTTGCTTGATTCAGGTTATACAGGGTTCGCAGCAAGGAAGAACGGTCGATTTTATGTGCCATATCGGAGCTTCAGATGCGAAGTTCCGATATGACTCCAGACGAAAGTTTGCTCGACTAGTAAACTGCTGCGGTATAACTACAGCAATAACAGATCCAAAGGTTCTAATTGACAAGATGCTTTTAGTCGAAATAGGGCAGTCAAAAGATAAGTTTGGCGACATGAACAATATCTTAGGCTTTAAGAAATTAGGGAGGTAAAATGGCATTACGAAAATACCAACAGGATGCAGTAGATGCCTTGTTTAAGTTTCACGAAGATCGCCCCGGTGATTCATCCGTGATCGTAGTTCCTACAGGTGGTGGTAAGACTAGGATTATGGCTGAAATTATCAGGAGATCGATCAAGAATAATCCTGATTGCAGGGGGATGATCATCTCTCATGTAAAAGAGCTTCTTGAGCAATCTACAAAAACCTGCATGGAGTTTGCTACAGAAGATACAGGATTGCCTCTTGAGGCAATAGGCGTGTATTCATCTTCAATTGGCAGAAGAGAAGTCAAGCAATTGACTATTGCTGGAATTCAATCTGTACACAAGAAGGCGGATTTGTTTGGGAGCTTGGATTTTATTCTTGTTGATGAAGCACATCTGATAAGCAGCAACAAAGAGACAATGTACCGAAGATTTATTTCTGCTGTTAAAATAAAGAATAGTCGAGTAACAATTGTAGGGTTAACCGCCACACCATACAGATTGATGTCAGGTAAAATATATGGTGAAGGTAAAACCTTTGATGACATTTCTTATGTTGTCGATTTAAACCAGTTGATTTCTGATGGCTATCTTTGCCCGATTCATCCATTTGGATCTAAAGAAGTACCAAACCTTAAGAAGGTAAAAATCCGTGGCGGAGAATACCTTTTATCTGATTTAGAAAAAGCTGTAGAAGATGAAGCATTAGTTGCAAGAGGGGTATGGGATGCTATTAGAAAAGCAAAAGGAAGGAACTCCATTCTTGTGTTTGCGATTACTATTCACCATGCCAAGATGATTATGGATTCATTGAAAAGAAATGGGCAACCGAAGTGCGAATTGATAACCGGAGAGACACCTAAAGAACTCAGAGAATTCAAGATTGATCAATTTAAAAAAGGAGAGATTAGATGGCTTGTGAATGTATCGGTTCTTACCACTGGATTTGACGCTCCCAATATCGATTGCATTGTGGTAATGCGTCCAACCATGAGCAAAGGATTGTATTGCCAAATGGTAGGCCGAGGCCTTCGCTTATCACCAAACAAAACGGATTGCCTGATTCTAGATTATGGTAGCAATGCTTTGAGGCACGGAGATATAGCTGACATCAATGTTGATGAAAATGGTATGGACGGTAAACCTTTAGTAGATACTGAATGCGTAAGATGTGGATTCATCTACAAGAAGGCCAAACCTGTTTGTCCTAACTGCGGTATGTTCACACCAAGACTAATGGAACCTAAACCACTTCCTAAATCATTGAGCGGTGAACAAACCAATGGAGCGGTAACTGCTGCATCCAAACCTCAAATATTTGATGTAAAAGCTAGTGTATACTCTATATACATGAAGCACCCCGGTGCTGACCCATGTATCTTGGAAACGCACTATTTATCTAATGAAAATGTAGTTAAATGCTATCACACTTTGAAAAGAGGGATGGAATTTAACTTATGCAAATGGCTTAAAAAAATAGGTTGTAGAGATGTTCCAAATAATCATTGGAGCGTAAACAAAATAATGATGCAGACTCAAGATTGGCTTGACAGACTTCCTCAACCACAAAGAATTAAATGCCATAAAAATGAAAAAGGATATTACATTATAGATGCTTATGGTTTTGGACACACACATCAGAATGTAACTGACGATAATAACCAAGGGCATGGCGAAAGGTAAACCACACCCTCAGTATTGCCAAGGGAAGCAAACTTGGCTATTTTATTCTAACTTCTACTTCTACGCAATTAAAGGAAATATTATGGAAGACATCAAAAAAGAAGCGTTGAAAATACGCAGCAACGGACTATCGGTGTTTTCGACCAAGGTTGATAAGTCACCTGTGTCCAGAAAACACAACAGGATTGTCGAATTAAGGTCACGGCTGGTTAGTACCGCTGAAATAGAGATCGACTTTTCACAGGAAAATGTAGCTGGGATAGCTATAAATTGTGGCCCAGTTCCCGGTCAGGATCGTGACCTTGAATGCCTAGATATCGACTGTGCGGATCTAGCCAAGGTGTTCCTTTATGACCTTGAATCTGCTAATAAAGAACTGGCTGATAAGCTTAAAGGATGCGTTGAAGAAACCCCATCAGATGGGCTTCACATCTTCTATTATCTTCCTCTTGGCAAATCAAAGTGCAAAGACCTTGCCATCATGTCTCCAGAGAAATCTAAGGCATGGATCGCAGCAGCGAGACTACGAGGGTCAACCAAGAACGCTGCACCACCACTCATCGAAACCAGAGGTGCTGGGGGGTATGTAGTTGGCTTCTTCTCGAAAGCAATCTCCAAGATTGACGGCACAATCAAAGCGTACAAACTTCTTTATGGATCAGTAGAAACAATACCAACCATTACTGCGGTTGAGCATGATTTTCTTATGTCTTTTTCAGCGTCATATGACGAGAAGGCAGTAAAGAAATTCAACACTGCTAATCCAGAACCAATTTACAAGTACGAAACCGATAAGAGATCAGCACTAGATCAGTGGAGAGCAGAAACTTCATGGACTGAAGTCTTACCTGACAGTTATAAAGTTATAGAAATCAAGCCTGACTACTTTGTTTGCTGGCATCCTGATTCATCAGACATGAATACACCTAATGCGATTGCAGGGTGCAAGGGTGGTGGCATGGATCGTTATTGGAGCTTTTCCCCATTAGACTGGAGACTGCCCTGCAATACACCGTTAACAAAAGACTATGTGTATTGTGCATCCAGAGGATGGGTGGCTAATAGCAGAGAGTGGAAGGTGTTTTATAAAACTGTTTTTGACAGATACAACAGCGGAATGGACGCTGAGATTATTGATGAATCAAGATGGGATTCATTTGAGTCAGCGGTAAATAACAAGAAGGATGGGCATTCAAAAAAGCTTCTGGATGTTGTTCCTGATGAAGTGATTTCATTCCCGGGCTGGATTGATACCTATGTTGATTACTGCATGAGAAACGCACTTTATCCAGAGAAGAGAATTGCTGTAGCATCAGCACTGGGAATGTTTTCCGCTTTAGTGGGAAGATCAGTAATGGGGCCGGGGGAGCTTAAGCTTAACCTGTACATGGTCATCCTTGGTTTGACTGCTAATGGTAAAGATTTTCCACGAAAACTTAACGCAAGAATTTGCATGGAGCTTGATAACGCAGACCTTCTTATGACCAAGATCGGTAGCCGTGAAGGTCTTGAAGAACAGGTGATGTTCGGGCCTAAGTTCTTGATGGCAGACGAAGGAGCATTTGACCTTGAGAAAGCAAAATCTGGAGACATCCGGTTCTCTGACATCATGTCATCGATGCTTGAATTGTTTACCTGTAACTTCATTAAGAGAAGGGCAAAAGCTGGTGATGTAGGTGAAGAACATTTCATCAGGTATCCATTCCTTTCGATTATGACTTCATCGACCCCAGAAGAGTATTTTAAAGCCCTGTCTCCCAAGATGCTGAGATCTGGTTTCTATAATCGTTTGCTTATTTTGCAAGCGTCAATCAGGGGAAGAATGAATGTTCGTGGAATGTGTTCATCAGAGCCAATCCCAGAATATCTTATAGATACTGCACTCAGCCTTTTGCAGATGAATTCCGATCTTATTCCCGGTGGAGCTAAGAAAGAGTTAGAGGATGTTGGCATTACAGGTATGGGAAATGAGCCATTGAATAAGATCGAGAATGATTGCAGAGTGTTGCAATTTACTGAAGAAGCAATGGATTACTTCCAAGAACAGGTCTGGAAAAATGATGATATGTATTCTGATTATCAAAAGAAAGGTGACGAAGAAAAAGCAGCGTCATGTGCGAGACTTCCAGAAATGGCTTTGAAGATTTCATGCCTGTGGGAATTAAGCAGAAACATCAAAGTAAAGGAACTAAGTCTTGATGCAATCAAGGCTGGATTCAACTTTGTGCGTGAAGTAAACAAACGGCAGACAGCTAACACCGTCATGGTGTCTGATACTAAATTTGGTGAAATCACAGATAAGTTAATCAAGCTTATAACTAATTCATCTCACGAAGTCGAACCGGGAATCATGGGAATCAAGTTGGTGAATGCCAAGAAGCTTCTCAGGAAGTCTATTCAGAATGGTCAATCGGTAGACGATGCCATCAGGTATCTTCAAGACTGTGGAGAAATATCCATCAGGAAGTCGAGAGACAAATCTGGATCAGGCACGATGTATATGGTTATTGCACAAGAACCTACAATCGACCAATCACCTTCTCAATCCCTATCCGAGGAATCGACATGAGTGCAAGGTTGAATGCATCCGCAATATCAGGCGAGTGCTTCAACCTTCTCTTCATCATATCCTTTGACTCAACAACCCTGCGTCCGATTGTATCTACAATGTATATCGGTGTTCTAAGTTCTTCGATTAGCTTTTCTTTCATATGCAGCGGTAAATTAGCAATAGAAACTTTTCCGTCTATAGCTAATTCCGCTGCCTCAAACCAGAGTGCTGATCTCATGTTTGGAAACTCACGCCATCTTGGTGCTTCACCTGATGAATTTACACCGTAAAACATATGGTCACCTTTGTTATCGACTACACCACCACCCACACCACCTTCATCGATAAGCACCGGAATCTTGAATTGCGATTGCTGCGGATTCTCGTATTTGGCACAAAATTCTTTTATTTTTTCAGCAAACTCCTTAGTAGAAATACCCCTGAATTCTTTGGCATCGAGTATACATGAACCTTGGCGAACAACTAGGCACGATCTGTCATCACCAAAGCGAGCGGGATCTGCACCGATCTGAAGTATCCAGTTTGGATTAAACGGAATAGGATCGAGGATCTGCTTAAGTGCCAAAGCACCCCAAACTGAGTTGATCGCTTTAGTCGGGTATCGACCTAAAACCTGTACATCGAAAAGAGGATCTTCAACCATGTATCCTCTGCCCTCAAACTCAAAGTATCCCGGTTCGTTTTCCTCGCCATCCTGTGGGCTTCTGCATTCGTTTTTAATGCGGTTGGCTACATATTCGTAGTTAATTGCCCCCGCAATTAAATCCTGTTTATACGCAACATTAGGGTGTTCTAAAGCAGACAGGTGGAATACCTTCCAATCTGGATTATTCTCTGCAAAGTACGCTGGGCTAGATGCGTCATATGGGTTAAATATGCAGAACCACAAACAATTTTCTTTGCTTGCAGATAACATGGATTCTGCTCGTTCCCAGAAGGTAGGCTCAATACCTGACGCTTCGTCAAATAAGATACACAAACCTCCAGCGGAGTGCCGTCCTTGGAAGGCATCAGCCTTTTGAGCGGTCAATCCTTGGATGTAGTGAGATGCAGATTTTTCAAGACGATTTGCCTTGGGCATCCAATTGGGATCACCTACCCTGATTCTTCTGAGTTCTTTGAATACACCGTCACGGATTTGTTGTGCTACAGGAGCGGAGATCAAAACTTCAGAGGGGATAAAATGATCGTGGAACCAAGACGCAATCACCGCACATAAATAAGTTTTACCTTGGTTATGTGCGGATCGAACTAGGATTTTTCTTTCACCGTTTGCAACTGCATTAAAAATTTCCATCTGCTGGGGAGTCAATGTTATTTTGAGGAAGTCGCAATACTCCCCGGGGTCTTTGGGAATCTGAATAGTCTTCCGATTCTTCTGATTGTGTTCCCGAATCCCCCGAATCTCCTGTATCTGCTTCGCCAGCACTGGACTCGATAAGGCCTTTAGCCAGTTCTTTCGCAATTTGTCTGTTGAGGATTTCCCTGAGTTGCTTTTCATCATCCTTATCCTTATTGTTTATTTCGATAAGCCATTGCAATGCTCTCCAATCTTCTGCTCCGTGATCACGAACTATACCCTGCATAGCAATGGTTGCCTGTGCTTTAGCTTTTTTTATTTCTGCCTTGTGCCAAGGTTCAAGATCAGATCGGTTAACACCGAATGCAGACATGGCCAATTTAATGTCTATGCCTCTCTGAACATTCTCTAGCATTTCGTAGAAGGTATCTGAATCAATCACGATTTCGGAAACTCCTTTCCACCGGGGAATTCAACATCTTGAGGTGTTTCTGGGTCTAATAGCATTCTCATAAGCTCAAGAGTTTCTGATATATAAATCATACTTGCAGCGATAGACTTCTGTGTCTCGCCTTTTTCAAACGCACCAATGGCTTCTACCATCCAATCAGCACCAGCTTTAGTTAACATATTGCTTCCTCTCTGAAACAAGGGTAAAATACTCAATGGTAGTCTAGCAAAAAATCAAGGGGATTTCGATGGCAGATTTGATTGGTTCGATAGAAAAACTGAAAAGCCTTATCAGGAGTAGATCCTTGAAGACTAGTAGGGTCACAGGGTCAAATCCTGATCCAGATGTAGAAGCCACCGAAGTATCGATTGTATACAGACCACCCTCGACTTGGATGGATTATATTGAATATTTTCCAATGGTTAAAGCTCAATCTGGATCAGTTGTAATGCGTCCTAAGAAGGGAGGATTCATTCATACAGGATACATCTACCCAAGAGTTGGTAAAGCGACATTTAATAAATGGGCAGCAAATAATTGGCGTGGAGGTTTTATCTACTGGTATGGAACTCCATCGTTAAAAGACTATTCAATCATTGCTAGAGCAGCAAGGCCTTTCCGCAGAGGTGGAACAGGACGATTAGGCATGGCAACTATTGCTAAAAGAAAGCACCGTGGTACACAATATAATCTTATTCCGCAAGCTATACAGCAAAGAGGGGTACAGAGCAGAAAGATGGCCAGAAAACAAAAGTGGAGGTTATAATGTATTTAAATCCTTACTACCGTCACATCCAAGATTTAAAGCGTTCATTTGCTAGGGGCATTACCCCAGAGCATATGGATGCAATCAGGTCTATGCTTGTACGAAAAGCACTTCGTGGAAACATCAAAGCTGCCGAAATGATCCTCAGGGTTGACCAATGGCAAATGACTCTTGATAAAGGATCAGATGCAAAGAATGAAATTCAATCAATTATGGGTTCACCTACGGACGGACTGATGAAACAGATTCGCCCGGGTTCAATTGGTCTTTCGGTTAACAATCTTGAAGAAAAGAAGCTTGGATGATAAGCGTTCCAGTTGCCGTAAACACACCGCTGTTCCAATGGCAACTGGATCTATTCTGGTTTAACCATCTTGATGTGTACGGAAATGAAGCATACCAAAAAGCATTGGCAATCATAATCAAAAGAAATCATTCATCATCTCCAACCATTAATCAGTTTCCTTGGCATCAAGATATTCCTAATCAACTCTGCGAATCATTCTTTGATTACAATTTGGGAATAAAAGAAGA